CCCCATGCACCAGCTGCTGTGTTTCCCATGCTCGTCTTTGTTTCTGGTCTCATCTTTGTGAAATAGAATACGACACCAACGATCGATGCGAGAACAGCAAGTACAATGGCTGCATCACGCGCGGTCTTGCTTGGTTCGGAAGTAGATCCCTGTGACTGTGCGCCGTTACCAGTGCCAGTACCGTTACCAGTGCCAGTGCCAGTGCCCGCGCATGATGGATCGGTTGACATGATACACTGAGTACCGTCGGAATTTTTAACAGTGCAGTCGCCACACGAGAGTTCAGATGGACTATCAATTGTTGGTACGTCAACACACAATCCTCCCGAAGACATCTTATCATTCGGGCAGAGGGCAAATCCGTCTTTTGGCCTGCATATGCCATTTTCAAATTTCATGTCTGAACGAACACAGCATTGTTCTGTGCAAATTGTTTGAGTTCCATCCGGCGACGCGCATTCACCCGCTTTAATTACACAGTTGTTCTCTGGCCCTGGCTCGAGTCTGCCGGTGCAGATTGTGTCAAGATCTGGTACACATATCTCATCTTGTGGACCACCCTTTGTCCCGGGGCCACATCTATAATGCTCCCCGCTCGGATTTTTCGAGATACACTTCAATCCAAGTAGATCGGGCTTTGTTCCCGTACCACATTTATACTTAATCCCATTGGAATTGACTTTTGAAAGTTTAATCATGGTAATCGTAAGGGCAATTGCAAGGCCAATTACAATTAATCCGAGTAGGACATTGATGAGAGCCGACATATTCTTTTACTTTATAACAATATAAAATATTTACTGTGGTTCTAAGTATTTGTAAGAATTTACTGTATTAATGATATAATTTTTATGGTTATGTTCACTTACATACCAACTTGTCATTTTGACATTTGTTGCAATACATAGATTTTTTATGTTTAGTTTAATCGGTTCGGCATTGTATTGTGGGATACTATCATTTTTAAGTAATGATAGAAGTGTTTGTTGTGGAATGCCACCATCAAATGAAAGAATGATAATGGATGTCTGATTGTTGTAATGTTGCCATTGATTGTGGCAATGTAAATCATCTACATATATAAATGCATTTTCCGCGTGTTTGGTAAGTGCGTTATAATTCGCAATATTTATGTTATCACAATATATCACTTCAACAAACATATTAATAGACAATATGAAAATAGAACTATGATGTCATACCCGTCACTTTAGACATAACTTCATTTGCCATACCCGACTTTTTAATATGATACATCCCTGCACTTGTTACAAGTGCTCTCGCCAGATCGTATTCTGGATTACCTGTTCCTACTCCGGTTTTCCAGTGTTTTTTATATAATTGCTGGAGTGGCAAGTCATACCTTCCATTTTTTGCCTCTTTTGCAACTTGTCGACTAAATCCATTTAGTTCAAGATTATTGCCAAGCTGATAATTAACAACTTCTACGCCGGATGCAACCATACTAATTGTACTTCTCATGGATTCGACTGCTTGTTTTCGTTCATCCAAGATTAACAATCTTCTAATTTCAAGTTGTACGTCCGATAAATCATCTTTCATTGTATATCTAAGATGCGTATCCATTCCTAGTGATTCTGATATAATTTTTAGTTCGGCAAGTGCTTCCTGTTTGACAAAAAAAACTTGTTCTTTGTCGTCTTCATCAACTATATAAATATTAGGTTGTTCACTTGCGCGATCGGCGTCTGATTTTCTTTGGCGATGTTGGCGGCGATTCAGTCGTTCCTTCTGGTACGTCTTCGATGTGGGGCGGTCCGTCCTCAACGAGCGGGACGATTGACTCGATAGACTCGTGCTCGGCGATGGACTCCTCCTGTGGTGACGCGACCGACTGTTCGTCGAGCTCGTTGAGCTCGACAAATCGCTGCTCAGGTTCCGTAGGTGGGATTCCAGATTCTCCACCGTCGCCTGTGATGACCTCTGCAAATTCCTGGATTGCGTGTTTCTTTCGCCGACGTCGCTTTGGTGTATCCGGTTCTGGTACATATTCTTTGTACTCGGCGATGTTTTCTGCAAAACTGACTGACTTTTCTGGAGTCTCGACGGACTTGGGCTCTGTTGTGGCGTTGTCCATTGACTCGTCTGGCTTGTTATCTCCAGATTCGACAGGCTTTTGGTCACCCTTAAGTGATTCTTCGGTTTCTTGTCGGAGGAGCTCCTCCTCCTCGTAGGCCTGCTGGGCATAATACTCCGGAGGGAAGTCGTCAATATGTACATGAGTTTGATCAATCTGATTCTCATAACCAAACATCTTTAGGAGAATCGTGTTTGTACATAGACCAACCATTGTAGTCGATGCAACAAGACCAAGAACTGGAGCAAACATGTCCTTCGGACTGAGTACATACACGATGGCGCTAATTATAGAACTGATTAGTAAAACAATAATTTTCTTTACAATATTTTGCATGCTTGTGTTTTAATTAAAGCATATAAAAAATAAGTAGTGTACTTTTTATGTGTTATCTGTCTACATACCAAGAATGCGAAGTGGGCTCTTGGACTTGCTCTCCTTGCGTTGACCAAGTTTGACCTCTGGGTTCGCAGTGCGTGTCTCCTTTGGTAGGTTGGTAACATTCTTAGTGGTAAACCGCTTTGGTGGTTCACGCTCGGTCTTCTTTGACCCAACTGGCTTCTTGTTGGACTTATTTGACTTCTTCGCGGCCTTTCTGGTCTCGGTATTCTTCTTCTTCTGCTCCTTCTTCGCTGCCTTTGTAGCCTTCTTCATCGCCTTCTGCTCAACCTTGAGCTCCTTGGCTGTTTTGACAGCCGGTGGTGGTTGGTCGGTCGCCTTTCTGACTTTCATGCCAGCCGCGCGTGATAGTGGTACCATAATTTAAATATCGAAAACTCTTATAATATAATGAGTATAAAAAATTAACAAATATCACCGTCAGTAACAATTGACTTATTTGCCGTTTGATATGAGATATCGATAGTATCAAATATTTTTTCGTCCATATGATGGATGTCATCTGCAAATTTAACAACAAGTTCATGCCGCATTTCCGATAAAATCCCTTGTAAATTGGTACATGTGTTCACAAGATCGTGGTGTTCACATCCATCATGTAGGACTAATTGTGACGTCATGGAATTTGGATGTGGCACTCGATATGACGAGTCCTTGTTATTAAACATTAGTTCAGATGAAACAATGTTTGAAAGTGTGTGAACATCTCCAGTAATTGTATATACCTTCATGATTGATATAGTTATATGCAGTTCAGATGTGCAATCTGACACATATTATAGGGCCTGGACAATAACAATAAGTTTAGAATCCTCCGATGGACGCGCCGCTGACATTGTAATCGTGCGCAACGAACCGTTTGGCGCCCGTCCAGTTCGTCGTGAAGTCGCAATGCCCTTTATGTTTGACTCCTTTTCGGCAGACAATATTGAATCAAGTGCTTCGCGTTGATCAGAATCCGGCGCAGAACCGGCCTGGCCCTGCCATCCACCACCTCGATCAGTTGCCATACTACCATCCATTAACACTTTGCCGTTTTCTGATGTGTCATAAATCGTAATCCAGGCGTTCGAAAAGCTGGTTTTTGCAACGGTTTGGATGACTTTGGTATTATCTGCACCCGAACTGGTATCTAACAGGTCTGCCAGCATATGCGCTATTGCTGTTATGTTATTTACAGTACCGTTGTGATCCTGTAATAATCTTAATTCTTCTGTATACTGGTATACAATTATAGAAAGAACAATTGCAGTGAGACAACCAGCAAGGACATTATATATAATTGCCATATCAGGTTTAATATACTACTAATAAAAACTATTCGGTCTTCATTAGATCTCTGACAATTTGCTGGGTATTTTCGGGCATTTCGGAAATAAGTGTGTCGTCCAAAAACGAAGAGAGCTTTACGCTTGTTTTGTAGAATGACTGCTTGAATGCCCATGATCGCTCTTTTCCTGACCCTTCTTTGAATTTCATTGCAATGCCTGGTTTCTCTGGTAGATAAACACGCCCACATGTACACCCACCGACCACTCTTCCATCTTCTTTATGAGAAAAAATAGACGGAAAATTCCGAGTGAAGATAGACGTCTTTGTTTCATACTCAACATTTTCCGCTCCACCAAGAAGACCATCAACTGGAAATGACCAATGATGAAAAGTACCATTCTTAATAAAAAACACATCCAATATATCGAAAGGAGGAGATCCGTCTTCAAGTAGTGGATATGAACCTGTGGTGTACTTCCCGTTCGTCATACCAATATTTGTTGTGAGGTTGAACGTCAGACCGGTATGGTTTGGCACAACGCGACATGTTTTTAATTGACGACGAACTGAGCTGGAAAATAAGTCAACATGTGAATTCTGCTCATTCGGAAACGTGCAATTTTCCGTTTTTATGAGGTATTGTGCACCAATCATCTCCTTAACATGATTAGCTGAGTCAAGTTGCCACCTTAGATATGTTTCTGAAAAACGAGGTTTGGATGTATCGTGAAGAAGAATTCCCACGACATCTTTAATATTCCCAATGTTGACGTGTGAGATAAAGTAGTCTTGCTTCTCAACGTTATCGAATGTGAACCATAGATTTTTTGAGTTGACATTTGCCCCATCCAAAAAAACGCCTCTTTTTGCGTCAACGTTCCAGCATAACATGATGCATGTATAATTACTACAACCCTGGAATTGCATAGAATTTCCTTGAATATATGTCTTTGCTGTCTTTGTTTGAATTGGTAGCCACATATTGTCGTTTACAAACTTGAATGCATTGTCTGCATTTGTACCATCATTTAGAATTGCGAACTCAATATCCGACCCTTCAAATACTGGCTTCATGGAAATCAGAAAATCTCGTTCGAGTGCGGAGTTGCCTCCATGCGTTTCTAGATCCTCCGCCCTTTTTTCGTTTGGTGTTCGGTTTGCTTTACGTTTTCTTTCTTCGTCTTGTTTTTCACGGTAATCCTTCGATGCTTCAACGGCTGCTTCGAAACCGGATTCGGTGAGTGGGGAAAAATCATAATCATATACTCCATTTTCTT